GATGTTCAAAACCGTCGGCGGCGAATCGATGTTCCCGGGCATGTCCGTCGCGGGCGGGTCGGTGGGCGGCGTCACGGTGGTGCCGTCGAATGCGGCCGGCACGAACGTGATCGGCGTCGCGGGGCCGTACATCCTGTACGCCGATGATGGGGCCGTCGAAATCGACGTGAGCAACCAGGCGTCCGTGCAGATGGAAACGGCGCCAATGGATCCGGCCGATGCGACCGTGGTGCACACGTCCCTCTGGCAGAACAACCTCGTGGGTCTGCGCGCGGAACTGTTCGTGAACTGGAAGCGGTCCCTCTCGGGATCGGTCCAGTTGATCACGGGCGCGGCCTGGGCGCCGTAGGTACCCTCACGGCGTGCTGGTGGGCCGGTCGCGCGGGTTCCTGGGCGGGGCAAGCGCGGCCGGCCTGATTTCGTTCTTGGTGGAGTGCAAGGGGGTCGGGTGCGGGTCCTGGGGCTCGAGATACGCCGGGCATTGAAGCCGGTCGCGGCGCGACGGGACGGCGGCGGGCCGGTCGTGATCCGGGAGCCGTTTACGGGCGCCTGGCAATCGAACGCGGAGCTCACGGCGGACGGGGTGTTCTGCAATCCGGTCCTGTTCGCGTGTCTCGATTTGATTGCGCGCGAGATCGGCAAGATGCGGCTCCGCCTGGTCGAGCGCGACGCGATCGGCATCTGGCACGAGACGACCAATCCCGCGTATACGCCGGTCCTGCGCCGGCCGAATCGGTACCAGACGACACAAAAGTTTGTCGAGTGCTGGATCCTGTCGAAGTGCGCGCACGGCAACGCGTACGTCCTGAAGGAACGCGACGCGCGCGGCGTGGTCAAGGCGCTCTACCCGTTGGATCCGGCGCGCGTGTCGGTCCTGGTCAGCGACGACGGCGGCGTGTATTACGAGCTCGCGGCCGACGTCCTGAAGCAGGTGCCGCGGAGCGACACGGGCGGGATCGTCGTGCCGGCGTCCGAGATCATCCACGATCCGATGGTGCTGCTCTGGTCGCCGCTGATCGGCGTGTCGCCGATTACGGCGTGCGGCGCGACGGCGCTCCAGGCGCTGAGCATTCAACAGGATCAATCGACCTTCTTCCAGAACGGCGCGCGGCCGAGTGGCGTGTTGAAGGTGCCGGGGGCGTTGACGACGGAAAAAGCCGCGGCGCTGAAGCAACAATTCCGCGAGCTCTTTAGCGGCGCGAATAGCGGCAACGTCGCCGTGTTGACGGACGGGATGTTGTTTGAGCCCATGCGGATGAACGCGGTTGATACGCAATTGATCGATCAATTGAAGCTGAGCGCCGAAACGATCTGTGCGTGCTACCACGTCCCGATCTGGTTGGTGAACCAGGGGGCGGCGCCGGCGAATCTGGACGCGGAAAGTCTGGTGCAGTTGTTCTATTCCCAGTGCTTGCAAAGTCTCACGACGGCCTTTGAAACCTCAATGGATGCCGGGCTTGAGCTCGCGGACGATCTGGGCAGCGAATTCGACATCGACGATTTAATTTGGATGAACTCCGACGTGCGGACGCGATCCGCGAAGGAGTCGATCGGGTCGGGGGCGCTGTCGCCGGACGAAGCGCGCGCGAAGTACTTCGGCCTGGGGCCGGTGCCGGGCGGCGCGTCGCCGTACATGCAACAGCAGTATTTCAGTCTCGAGGCGTTGGCGGCGCGGGATGCGGCGGAACCAGCGCCGGCGACGGGGACGGCGGCGGACGCCATGCCGGCCGACGTCAAGGCGGCGCCGGCGCTGGAGGGCGGATCGGATCTGGCGGACTATGCGGCGCGGACACGCGCGGCGCTGCTGGCGCGGCGGGAGAGGTGGATCGATGCTGTCGCCTGAGCAATTAGCCGAAGTGATCGGCGGCGCGATCGAGGGGATTCTGGGCGCGGCGCTCGCGGGAATGCGGACGCGGCTCGCGGTGCTCGAGGCGCGCGCGGACGTGGCGCCGGATGCCAAGAGCCTGGGGGCGCTCGGGGAGCGGCTGGCGGCGCTCGAGGCGCGGCCGGCGGTGCCGGGGCCGGCGGGGAAAGACGGCGCACCCGGGGCCGCGGGCGTCGATGGCCTGGGGTTCGGGGATCTGGTGCTCGAGCAGGTGAACGATCGGGATCTGGTGGTCAAGGCGCTGGCCGGCGATCGCGTGCGGGAGCTCGGGCGCGTGTCCTGGCCGGTGGTGCTCGATGCCGGCGTCTGGGCCGCGGGGCGGGCGTACGCGAAGGGCGACGCGGTGACCTACGGCGGGTCGCTGTGGGTGTGTCAGCAGGCGGGCGCGACGGCGCGGCCGGAAACGGCGGAGGGCGCGCGGGCCTGGCGCCTGGCGGTCAAGCGCGGCCGGGACGGGCGCGGGGACCGGGTATGACAGATCTGGTCACGCTCGACGACGCGAAAACGCACCTCAAAATCTTCGATCTCGATCATGACGCGGAAGTGCAGGCGCGGTTGGACGATGCGACGGCCTGGGTGATCGGCTATCTCAATCAGCCGATCGATCCGGCCTGGGATGACACGACGGTCCCGGGGCCGGTGCGCGCGGCGGTGTTGCTGTATCTGACGCTGCTCTATGTCCATCGCGACGATTGGACGCACGACGGGATCGAAACCGGCACGCACGCCGGGATCGCGAATCTGCTCCGTCAGTGGCGGGATCCGGCGATCGCGTAATGGGGATCGGCGCCTGGCGGACGCGCGCGGAGTTCCTGACGCCGGTGCATACGCCGGCGCCGGACGGGAGCTATACGGAAACGCTGGTGCCGCTGGTGCCGCAATTTCAGGACGTGGGGATCCGGCCGGCCGGCGCGCGGGATCTGGAACGGCTGACGGCCGGCACGGTGACGAGCACGGCGGGCTTTGTGATTGAGACGTGGTGGCATCCGGGCGTGACGATGGAAACGGTGTTGCGGGTGCCGGGCGCGGCCGGCGCGCGGCTGTTGTCGGTCCTGTACGTGGGCAATCCGGACGGGCAATCCACGTATCTGGAACTGCTCGTCGCGGAGCGGGTGTTGTAGTGCCGCGGAGTCCGCGTGGGCCGACGCTGGTGCAGTGGTCCGGGCTCCCGGCGTTCGCGGCCGATCTGCACGCGCTGCCGCAGGACGTGGTGAATGCGGCGACGCCGATCGTGGCGACGTGGGGCACCAAAACCGCGGCGGCGATTAGCCTGGCGTATCCGGTCCGCACGGGGATCCTGGCGGCGCGGGTGCGGTCGACGCTCGAGACGGGTGCGACGTTTGGGGTCCGGGCGAAGGTGGTCAGCGCGGCGCCGCACGCGCATCTGTACGAGCGCGGCTCCTATAAAACCGGGCAACGGTTCACGGGGAAGCGCGGCGGGCCGCGGGCGAATCGGGGCGTGATGCCGGCGACGCCGACATTTATTCCCCAGATGCAGGCGGCGCGGCGGGAGCTGTATCCGGTCCTGGCGCGGCTGCTGGCGTCGTTTGGGTTTCGCGTGACGGGGGATCTGAGTGGATAGCGCGGCGATTGACGCGGCGCTCGTGGCGTATCTCCGCGTCGACGTGACGTTGGCGGGGCTGCTGCCGGATGGCGTCTGGTTGGACGCGGCGCCGCAAAACTCGGAGGTCTACACGCTGGTGCGGCTGGTGGAGTCGCGCGACGAGGGCACGTTTGACGGGCGCGGGTTTGAAGTGGTCGCGTATGAAGTGCTGGCGGTGGGCATGAGTCGCGCGATCGACGGCGCGACGCTGGCGGAAGGCGCGGCGCGGATTGATGCGCTGCTCGACGGCGCGCAAGTCCAGCCGGTCGGGTATCCGGGGCCGGCGACGGTCGCGCGCGTGGGACGGATTCGCGGGGCGCTGGATCTGGCGGACGAAGATCGATCGGTGCGCTGGTTTCGGCGCGGCGGGGTCTACGAAGTGATGGCGCCGAACTAACGGCGCGGAGGGCGGGCACATGATTCTGACAGGACGCTACGGCGAAGTCTGGTACGCGCCGGCCCCGGCGCCGGGGACGTTGGCGAAGATCGCATCCATCAACACGTTCAAACTCGATAGCAAAGCCGACTACGAGGATGTGACGTGTTTCGGGGACACGAACAAGGTCTACATTCCGGGCCTGATCGACATGAGCGGATCGTTTGCCGGGTTCTGGAATAGCGCCGATCTGACGCTGTTCGAGGCGGCGGTCGCGACGGAACCGGGGACGCTGAAGCTCGTGCCGAATAACACGGAGCCGCTGTTTTACTGGAGCGGGTTGGCGTATTTGGATGCGAGCATCGAATGTACGCTCCAGGCGCCGAAGGTCACGGGGACGTTCAAGGCGGCGGCGTCGTGGACCGGGCCGGAACAGGCCTCGGCGCTCGGGCGCGGCGGGGACGCGACGCGGGTCCAGCACGCGGCGTAAATGGCGGGCGGGCGGCA